CACCGACGACCAGGTCACAGCGGCACTCAAGAAGCTGACCGACCCTCCGGCTGACCCGCCCAACCCGCCTGACCCGCCCAAGCCGGCGTCGGTCGAGGACCTGATCAAGACGCTGGGCGACACGGCCAACAACCCAGGCGTCAAGGTGTTGACCGATCTGCTCAAGACCCAGCAGGCAGCGATCGTGAAGCTGAGCGAGGGCAAGCGCGAGGTCGAGGTCGACCGTCGTCTCGACGAGCTGGGTGGCTCTGCCTACCAGCTTCCGCCCATCGTTCGCGAGCAGCTACGAACGGTCATGCTCACGTCGCCTGAGGCCGTTGGCGACCAGGTCCTTGAGGCGTACGAGAACACGCTGAAGCTCGGCGTGATCGACATGACCGAGAAGGGTTGGGCGCGTCGGGGTGGCGAGGATGCTCCGGTCGCCAAGCTCAGCGAGGCCGTGGCCGCACTCCGTCAGAAGAACCCGGATCTGTCCTACGCGGACGCGGTCGAGCAGGCCGCTTCGCAGGACCGTACCCTGTACGAGGACTACCGCCAGGACTCGTTCGCGGGTCGCGAGTAAGAGAGGAGGATGATCCACAATGGGTGTTGGCCCGAACTACGTCCTTGACAAGGGGATGCTGGTTCAGGGTTCCGCTGCAGTCGTGCAGGGAACGTTGTACCAGATGGGTACGGTCGACCAGTCGGTCACACCGCACACCGCTGTCAACCAGCGAGCCTTCGGCGTTGCACAGGAGAACGTCGATGCCGCTAGGGTTGCCACTGGCAAGGTGTTCGCCGACTTCCGAGTCCTTGGCATCGCGCGCGTCATCTGCGGTGCTGCTGTCGCCAAGGGTGCACGCGTATCGCCGGATGCCGCCGGCAAGGCGATCACATCCGTCGGCTCGAGCATTCCTGCCGGCATCGCACTGTCCGCAACGTCGAATGCCAACGAGCACCTCGACGTGCTACTCACGCCCGGCATGCCGGCCGCGTAATCTAGGGGAGGTGAACTAAGAGATGGTCTACAACCCGTCCGGTTCGGGCAACGTCCACATCGATGAAGTCCTGACCCAGATCAGCCTGGGATGGCCGAACAACGGCCTCGTCGGGGAGCGCTTGTTCCCCACAGTCCAGGTTCGAAAGCAGTCGGACAAGTACTACGTCTTCGGACGTGAGGCCTGGCTGCCTGAGACGAGCGACTACCGTGCGCCTGGCACAGAGGCGAACGAGCTCCCTGGCTTGGCCGTGTCGCTCGACACGTACTACGCACAGGAGCACTCTCTCCAGGTTCCGGTGACGGATGAGGAGCGGGAGAACGTCGACTCGCCGCTGTCGCCTGACCGCGATGGCACCGAGCTCGTCACGAGCAAGATCCTTCTGGGTCGCGAGCTCGCGATGAAGAACATCGTGACCACCACGGCGAACTACGCTACGGGCTTGAGCACCACGCTCGCGGGCGGTGCGCAGTGGAACGTCTACGCGACGTCCAACCCGATCGGCGACGTCCGCACTGCGGTGCGAGCGATCCACGCCAAGGTGTTCATGGAGCCGAACGTCGGGATCGTCCCCTACCAGGTCATGTCGGTCCTGGAGGATCACCCGGACATCATCGAGCGCATCAAGTACTCGGAGCGTGCGATCCTCACGCCCGAGATCGTCGCTTCGGTGCTCGGGCTCGCCTCCGTGGTCGTACCTGGTGTCGGTGTCGGTTCCGGTCCTGCCGGTACCGCCGGTAGCGCCATCGCCGTCGGTTACCTCTGGGGCAAGGATGTCGTCATCGCCTGGGTGCCTCCGCGCGCAGGCCTTCGCATGCCGGCCTTCGGGTACGAGTTCGCCTGGGGTTACGGTGGTGGCCGAGCGATGGTCACCGACCGCTGGCGGGAAGACAAGCGGAAGTCCGACCTGATCCGCGTGTCTCGCCGGTACGACCTCAAGATGGTCGGCGTCGAGATCAACTCGGGATCCGGTGACTTCGGCAAGTCGGTCACCGGCTACGTCATCAAGGCAGCGATCGCCTGACAGGAGGCACATCATGAAGCGTACGATCACAGCCCTCGCCCTTGCGGCCTGTTTCACCTTCGGCAGCATCGCCTCGGCAGCGGCCAACCCGTCACCTCCGACCAACGGTGGTTCGGCCAACGGCAACGGCGCGTCCGGCCAGTGCACTGGCGCCGAGGCCGACCGTCCGCCGTCCTGCCACAACAGCACCGGCGGCGACGGCAACTGAGAGGAGGACAAAGACATGACCCTAGTCGCCCACACGCGGATCAAGCACATCAACGAGGCAGGCACTCAGACCGTTGTCGAGGAAGGCGACGCTGTCCCCGGCAAGGTCTTCACCAAGGATGAGCTCGACGAGCTCAAGGCGAACGGCGCAGTCGGAGAGCCTCCTTCGGCACCGGCCGCACTCGGTCCTGACGAGAGGGACGCCAGGATCGCCGAGCTCGAGAAGCAGCTCGCTGCAGCTCAGGCCGAGGCCGAAGACGCCAAGGCGGAGGCTGCTGAGACCGCTGCCTCAGCGGCGTCCGAGAAGACCACCAAGAAGTAGTCCATGGCCAACATCAGCACCGCGGACGCGCAGGCGTGGGCCGAACTTACGAAGCTCACGGTGAGTACCCTAGATGCTGACCTCGAGACGCAGATAGCCACTCAAGTCCTATCAAGGATTGCGCAGGCCTATGACGTCTCGGGGTGGACTAACTCTACGAACACCCCCAAGCTTGTCAAGAACATCATCGCAATGATGTACGTCTCCTGGCTGTACAGCAAGACGTACAGTGAGGATGAGACAGGCAGCAACGAGTACGCAATCAGGCTCTTGGCATATGCTGAGACCCTAATCCTTGGCATCATCTCTGGCGCGAACGATCTGGACGAAACCCCCGAGCAGGTTGGCCCCACCACAACCCCGTTGTACTACCCCACGGATGCTTCCTCGGCCCTCGAGCCCACGTCTGACGACCCCAGCCTCGGGCCGGCGAAGTTCACAATGGGAACCGTCTGGTGAAGTGCGCGTGTGGTGCTTTGCCAAAGGGAGGGTCCGCGCGCTCGTGCATCGTTCACTAGAGGGAGGTGAACATGGTACGACGGCCAACTGTAGGAAGCATGACCTCTGCCATGCGAGGCCTCCGTATCGACCCGGCGCTCACGTCTGCAATGCTTCCCATCGTCACCTTCGAGCCCACTCTGGGCATCACGGCCGCGCGCATCGACAAGCTCAGCCTGGACATTCGGTCCTTCAAGGAGCCGTTGACTCGCTCCATTCGAGAGGTGATGGGTCCTAGCTTCAGGCGGAACTTCGACGTTGGCGGTCGCCCCTCCTGGGAGGAGCTGTCTGAGGGGACTCGTGAGATTCAGGAACGACTGAAGGGATCGAGCGATCACTCCGTCCTCGTCTTGACTGGTGCTCTTCGCCAAACGATGGGGCAGATAAACATTTGGACCATCGGTAAGGACGCTGCCATACTCAAGGACATACCTGCTCGCGTCTGGTACGGTAAGATCCACCAGGCGGGGTATGGTGGAAGTGGCTCAGCACGGTCTGCAGGTGGACGGACACTAGCGGACATCGTAGCGAGGGCTCTCTCTGGGGAAAGTGGTGGTGCCGGAGCACACCCGATCCCTGCCCGTCCATTCGTAGTCCTCCACAAGGAGGATGAAGAGAACATCATCAAGGTGTTCGAGAAGTGGCTAGGTGAACGGATCGATCGTGCCTGGCCTAGAACGGGAGGCTTCTAGTGCCTCTCACTTGGAAGCTCACACCCGTGTGCGACTACCTGTTGACTTTGATCGAGACCAATATGGTTTCGCTTGGTGTCAAGGCCGTGTTCTATGGTGACCAGGAAAGACTACCCGTTACTCCCACTGTGTGCATCGAGCCCGACCAGTCGGAGAATGAACTGAAGGCAGCTCGGAGGTTTGTTGGAACGACCATCCGTGTGTACATCTTGATCTACCACAGCAAGATATCGTCGGTCGAGACCAACAGGCGTGGAAGCGATCTGATGGCAGAGGCCATTGCGGACTTGATCCACACAGAGCCAACTCTCGCTGGTCTCGTTATCCACGGCTTTGTCAAGAACATCTCGTCGGGTTATGTCAACCGCGAGCGCACTGTGGTCCGAACGAGTCGGATCACCTACGAAGCACTGTCTCAGGCACAGCTCCCGAGTTAGGAGGTAACATGTACAAGCTCGCGATCGACCTACCCAACTCAGCCCCGGGTGCCGAAGTTTCGATCAATGGCCTGGGGGTCTTCGAGAATGGGCGCGAGTACGAAATCGACGACGATCAGGCAGAGGCATACCGCCTTGTGAACCAGGTCCAGACGTCGACAACCGACAAGGACGGTGCGATGACCGTATCGACCGAGCCGGGTCCGACCTTGCTGGAGGCCTTCAAGAGTCATCCAGGGATCAAGGTCACCACCGTCAAGGAGAAGAAGACCGCCGAGGAAGGAGCGAAGTAAATGCCTCCAGGCATTGGTGCAAGTGGAATCCTCGGGGTCGCGCTCGAGGCTGTCTCAGGGACTTACGTCGCACCGACGAAGTTCGTCCCCTTCGAGAGCGAGAACCTGCAGTACATGCAGGATACGATCATGCGGCGACCGATTCGCCAGTCGGCCGACATCATCGGTACCGTTCCTGGGAACGTTCACACCGAGGGCGACATCGGAATGGAGGCGCTGACTGACTGCGTCCTCTTCTTCCTTCACGCTGCTCGGCACACAGTCGTCAAGACTGGTGCGGGTCCGTACACCTACACGTTCACACCGAACGCGCTCGCGCTTCCGGTGAAGACGCTGTCGCTCACGGTCGTTCGGAACGGCGTTGTGTATGGCTACACGGGTCTGGTAGTAGGCCAGTTCGTGTTCACCATCGAAGAGGGGTTGCTCAAGTTCAACTGCTCGATGGTGGGTGCGGATGAAGCTGTCCAGTCTGCACCGACTCCCACATGGCCGACCACCACACCGTACGGTGCAGGCATGTACACCATCGAGATCCCGACGGCTGCAGCCGTGTTCGACTGCGATGGCTTCACGTTCACGGTCAACCACAACCCGACTCCACAGTACCGACTCAAGGGTGGCGGTGCTCGTGGTGCGCAGTTCGTCAACTTTGGTGAGAACAATACCACCATGTCCACCGAGCGTGACTTCGTGAGCCGTGCGGAGTACGATGCCTACAAGGCGCTGACCTCGCAGTCGATCACCCTGAAGGCGATCAAGGTAGCAGCATCTGAGGAGATCAACATCCTCATGCCGGCTTCGATCAAGGAGACGTACGAGGTTACCATGCCCAGCCAGGGTGAGCTCGTGCGTGCTTCGGTGACCTACCAGATGGTTGTGGACTCAACCGGAAAGGCGTACGAGATCACCGTCATCCACCCGACCGAGAACATCATCCCGTAGTACTTCAGGCACAAGCCAGAGGGAGGCATCATGCCTGTTGCAGTTGTCAACATCGAAGATGTCGAGAAGAAGGACCTCAAGACACTCGTTGGCGGTTTCGTTACCCTGCGGCGCATGTCGTATGGACAGATCGTTCAGCGTCGTGCCTTGAACAAGATGAGCGTGTTGGCTCAGAAGGGCAAGTCGTTCGCTGGCGAGATCGCGATGGCGAGTGAGGCGATT